CATGCAGTTATGCCTTGCCAAGAGGAGGGAAACCTATTACTGGGCCATCCGTACACCTCGCCAAGATAATCGTATCCAATTGGGGTAATATCAGGACTGAGGCCAAGGTTATCCAGATAACGGACAAGCAGATCATCAGCAGGGGTACATGCTGGGATCTGGAGACAAACGTAGCGTCCGCGTTCGAGGTTCGCAGGAGCATAGTGGATAGCAAGGGGAAACGTTACTCAGACGACATGATTACCGTAACGGGAAACGCCGCCAACTCCATAGCTTATCGCAATTCCGTATTCGCCGTTATCCCCAAGGCCATAGTGGACAGGGTCTATCAAGCCGCCCAAAAATTCATCACGGGGGATCTATCCGACGCTGACAAGATATTAAAAACGAGAACTAATATCATCAACAAGTTCAAGAACGAATACGCCATAACGGAAGAGGAGGTCATTAAGCTATGCGGCAAACAGACCAGCAATCAGATAGGCCCCGACGAGATCGCCATGCTGATCGGGATCATACAAGCGTTAAAGGACGGGGATACCACGGTAAACGATCTAATCCTTCCAATTCGTGAGACAAAGAAAGATGTCGATCAAAAAAAGGAGGCGATGAGACAGTCTAAGGGCAAAAACAAAGAGGACATGCCATGAACAAGTACTCATCCTATACCAACGCCGAGCTGGAGGAGCATTTATCAAACTACCTTATCGACTCTTGGAGTTACAGCAAGGTAGCCTCTTTCTCCCGGAACGAGAAGGAGTTCGAGAAACGGGAGATTTACCGGGAAAGATCCAGATCATCCTCCAGCACGGTGGCGGGTAACGCCTATCATTCGGCCTTGGAGTATTTCTTCATGGAGCTACAGCGCAAGGGGCAGATAATACCGATCACGGAAATGGAGAGGGTAGCGTTCTCATACATAGAGGAGGTACACCCGAATGATTGGAAAATACAGAAAACGACACCTACCGTAGAGGAATGCAAGATCGAGGCCACCAAGAACGCCACGAGGCTTATCAATAACTTCTACGGGGAAAAGGATATATATCTTTCCGGTATCAAGGAGATAATCGCCGTGGAATTAAGATGCGAGGAATGGGTAACGGTAAACGGGGTGGACATCCCCCTGCCCTGCCACGCTAGGCTAGACTTGGCGATAAGGACGGAGAGCGGTCGGACGGTCATCATAGACCATAAGTCAAGGGCCAAGTTCACCGATGACGAGGAACTAACGTTTACCTGCGGGAAACAGGCGATGACCTACGTTAAGTGCTATGAGTCCCGCTTCGGGGAGAATGTTGACGAGGTATGGTTCGTGGAGAACAAGATCTCGAAAAACAAGGACGGCTCCTCCCAGTTGAAGAAATTCGTGATCAATCTCGATAACGACACGAGGAAGCTTTACGAGGCCATATTGTACGAGCCGCTAAAAAGGATGATAGAGGCCGTGTCCGATCCGGATTACGTGTACATGATCAACGATAGCGACAACTTCGTGGACAGGGCCGAGCTTTATAATTTCTGGGCCAAGACGCTGATAGCGGAGGTCGATGATTTCAACGTGCCCGAGTCAAAGAAGGAATTGATATCGAAGAGACAGAAAAAAATACGGGACGCTTCCCTTGGATCGGTAAACCCCAAGGTAATATCCGAGTTCAAGAGGAACGCTTCCTCATTCATTCAATATGATTTATCCAATAGTAATATGACAAACAGCGAGAAAATAGAGCATATCCTACGGACATTCGGGGTGATCGTGAACGTGGCCAAGGAGATTAACGGGTACTCGTCAGACACGTATCTGCTAGAGGTATCCGCTGGGACAAAGATCACGACAGTGATGAAATACAAGCTAGACATAGCGAACGCGCTGGACGTGCCATCCATAAGGATGGGTAACGAGCTTATGGTGTATGAGGAAAAATCCTACCTCTCCATAGAATCACCGAAGAAAAGAACCAAGTCCTTGTATTGGGACAAGAAGTATATCGACGGCATGAGGATTCCCATAGGAACGGATAACTTCGGTAGGCTCGTGGTGTGGGATCTCGATAACAACTCCACGCCTCACGCCTTGATTTGTGGAGCTACCGGTAGCGGTAAATCCGTGTGTATCATATCCACGATAGAATACGCCCGCTTAGCCGGTATCCGGGACATCGTAATTTTCGATCCGAAATACGAGTTCTGTAATTATTCCTCCGAGAAATACATAAAGGTCTATAATGATATAGAAGAAATAGAGGCCAAGATGAAAGAGCTCGTACAGGATATGCAAGAAAGGGCTAAATCGAGGGCATCATGGAAAACGCTGGTGGTGTTCGATGAGTTCGCCGACGCGGTAGCGTCCTCCCGTTCGGGAACAGAACTTGACATAAAGGAAATGGTCGAGGTTGGCCAGCGAAAGAACGCCTTCGGATTCCTCGAGCCTAAAATGGAACTACGCACGGTCGGTCGTGAAAAGTCATTGGAGGAGAATCTGAAGATGTTGCTACAAAAGGGACGATCGCTTGGGTTCCGGATCATGGCGGCTACGCAAAGAGCGTCGGTTAACGTGATCACGGGAGACGCTAAGGTGAATTTCCCCGTACAGATATGCTTCCGTGTACCTAAGGAGATTGACTCCAAGGTTGTCCTTGACGAGCCGGGAGCCGAGACGTTGGGCGGCATGGGGGACGGACTAATGAAATCTCCCGAGTATCTAGGTATCGTGAGGTTCCAAGGTTTTTATAAAAAATAACGGCCATGGCTAAAAGGTACCAGCTATCCGAGTCTTTCATTAAAACACTGTCCCGCCATCTATCGGTTATCCTAGAACACGTGGATTCCAAGGGAAGACCAAGGATAGCCGATACCGTAAGATTGGCCAAAAAGGATCTAAAGAAACTCGAGAAAATAATCCAAGATGAAAGAACTGATAATTATGCCTCAATGAGGCATGTTCTAAAAGACATTGCCTTTGCCATCAACGGCAGAGGCATTGGACAGACCCGTCTAAAAAAGAAGGGGAAACTGTGAGGCCGGAATCGGCCTTACTTGACGGGAATACTCCTTGCAAAGGGTATGTCCCACAATACGAAAGAAAGAAGTATAACATTAATTATTAAAGTATATATGAGAAACTGGTTTATTAGCAAGGTCGCATATGAGAAGATGCTGGAGAACGGCATGCAAAAACGAGTGGTCGAACCCTATTTAGTGGATGCCCTCTCCTATACGGAGGCTGAAGCACGCACGATAGAGGAATTAAGGCCGTACATTACCGGAGAGTTCACTATCGCCGACATAACACGTAAAAAGATAGCGGAACTATTCTTTAACGATAACGGTGATAGATTTTATGAGATTAAGATCTATTTTATCACGCTTGATGAGAAGAGCGGCATAGAGAAGAAAACAGCGGCCAGATTCATAGTACAGGCGAGCGGCCTAAAGGAAGCGATCTCATGCTTCGAGGAGAATATGAAAGGGACCTTGGCGGATTATACCTTGGCAATGGTAAGCGAGACCCTTATTATGGACATCTTCCCGTTTGACGCTGATAGCGTACCAAAGGGCAAAACAGATAATTAATATTAGAGTGTGTTTTTCATGGTATTAGATTTAGTTTTTATCCCCGCCGTCCGTGAGGATATGCGGGGATTTCGGGCGGTAAGTATTCCGGGATGAAACGTTACGGAGTGCGCATGACGTAAAGAGGCCGGTTCGATCCCGGCACCGTCCACGAATAACAAACATCTAATTATGGAAACAATACAGAATTTAGATCACTTGACAATGGCCATGTACCTTATCACCGCAATACTCGGACTTATAGCAGTGATCTTGGCCATATTCTTACTAATAAACGATAAAGAAAGGAGGAATCCATGGGAAAGAAAAGATACGAATTAGTGATAGCCGTTGACCCGGACATAGATAAATCCGGCGTATGCGTACTGTCTCCTTCAACGAGACAGCTAATTCTAAAGAGCCTCCCCTTCCCTGTCTTAGTTGATTTTATCAAGGAAGCGAGAGAGAGGTACAAGGGGGTAGACATAGTGGTCATTGTCGAGGCCGGATGGCTTAACGAAAAAAGCAACTTCCATAAGGCTAGGGGTAAATCCGGCGAGAGGATAGCCAAGTATGTAGGTCGTAACCAGCAAACCGGGATATTGCTTCTCCAGATGTGCGAGCACATAGGTATTCCCTGCGAAGAGGTAAAGCCTTTGACCAAGCATTGGAAAGGGGACGAGGGCAAGATAACCCATGAGGAACTCTCCTACATAGTCGGTCCCTTGCCTAAGAGAACGAACCAAGACCAACGTGACGCTACGATTCTGGCTTGGTGGTACGCCGATCTACCAATAAAAATAAAGACTTGGTGATATGGCGAAGAAGAAAGACGAGCAAGAAAAGGTGAAATGTGGCGATTGCGCCAACGGACATCCTCACAAGGGGCTATGCGTTTGGTGCATCATACATGACGCTGGACGGGTAGCTAACTCCACGAGATTTTGTAACACTTTTAAAAAGAGAAAATAATATGGAACAAGAGAAATTTGATTTATGGTGCGTGGTCGAGTTATTCGGCCATTCAAGGATAGCGGGAAGATGTACGGAACAGAACGTGGCCGGTACCAATATGCTTCGGG